TAGATGACGGTGGTGCTGCTGTAACTTGGACAGCTAATGTTCCTCTTTATATTATTGAGAACGCACACGGTAAAGCAGCTAATCAATTTGCTACTACAGGAGTTGGCCCTAAAGGTGGACCAGCTACTACAGAAGCAGTTGTGATTGCAGGAGCTTTATATAGTGCAGGCGCTAGAAATATCTTTGTTACTCTGCGACCTATTGGAGCCGACCTAGCAACTGCTGCTACAACGGTTACTTATATTGCACAGTTTCAAGAACTTTAATTAGTCTAAGTATTGATTATGGACGCTGCCGTGTGGTGGCGTTTATAATTTTTAAGGTTTAAATATGGCAGAAGAAAAAAACACTCTCATTCAAAACGCTGATGGCCTTTATTTTCAATCAGAAGAAAATGAAGAAGGCATGTCTTTAGACCTTGAAGATGCTTTAAATAATAAATTAGCAGGGCTTATAGAAGATAGATTTTCAACTGCTGAATCAGCCAGAGATGCAGACGAAGAGAGGTGGATGACTGCCTATCATAACTATCGTGGTCTATACGCTAAGAATGTTAAATTTAGAGAATCTGAAAAATCTAGAGTCTTTGTAAAAGTAACTAAAACAAAAGTTTTAGCAGCTTTTGGTCAACTAGTAGATGTCATATTTGGAGGTAATAAATTCCCCATTGGTGTATCTGAAACTAGAGTACCAGAAGGCGCACCAGAAATTGCTCACTTAGATATAAATAATCCTGTACCCGGAATTGAAACTAGCCAAGAAGCCCCTATAGAAAAAGAAATTGAAAGTCCATTTGATGTAGGCTTTGATGGCGATGGTAAAGTATTAAAAGCTGGAGCTACTTACAGCTCTAGTAAATTTGAAGGCCCACTAGATGTACAAGCAGCAGACTCCTTAATAGAAGGCGCGTCAGCTAACCCCCAAGCTCCTGAAATGAAACCCGCTCAGAAAGCAGCAAGGAGAATGGAAAAGTTAATACATGACCAAATAGAAGAGTCCAACGGCGCTAGTGAAATAAGAAATTCTTTATTTGAAGCAGCCCTCTTTGGAACAGGTATTGTAAAAGGCCCGTTTAATTTTAATAAAACTTTAAATAGGTGGACTGAAGAAGACGGAGAACGTGTATATAATCCAATAGAGGTTCGTGTACCACGTATTGAATTTGTAAGTATCTGGGATTTCTTTCCCGACCCCAACGCTACAAATATAAACGAATGTGAATTTGTTATACATAGACATAAATTAAACCGATCACAATTTAGAAGCCTATCTAAGCTACCTTATTTTAAGAAAGATCAAATAAGAGAATGCCTAGAAATGGGTCCAAACTATGTAGAAAAAGATTACGAAGCTGAATTAAAAGATGATAACAATGTGCATGAAAATAGTTCAGCTAAATATGAAGTACTAGAATACTGGGGCATCATGGATGCTGAGTATGCTAGAGAAGTAGGAATGGAGCTAGACGATAGCGTAGATGATCTGGACGAACTTCAGATCAACGCTTGGATTTCAAATGGTAAAGTACTAAGGGC